ATTAGGTTTTGGAGATAGTGATCAGGCGTAGGGAAGAGCGGGGTCATTACCGTTTAGCGTTCGTCTTACGTGCTCCCTTTGCACGGTTAGCTTTACGTGGAACGATCTTTAGGTTCTCACGGGAGTTATTCATTGGGTTGTTATCTTTGTGGTCAACTTCATAACCACTAGGAATGTCACCCATTGAGCGACGTGCTCTTGCTCGTGCTGCATCTTCTTTGCGATGCTCACGACGGTATGACTTTAGATATTCAGCACGGGCCTTATACTCTTTTTTCCAGTCGCGTGCCATTCAACCGACTCCGTACGAGTTCTGGATCAACTTTGGGGAGGATGTTGACAAGTTGATCAAGAGGGGAACCTTCCATTGCAACTCCAGTGATGTCATTCTTTGCTAACCAGTCACAGGCTGCTTTAAGGTCTGCAGTGGATGCCTCACCAGATTTAATACGGCTGATGAGTTCTGCAGTGACAAGATTATGGAGTTCGTTGAAAGTATCTTCAGTGGCCTTTACTTTCTTAACCATTTCTCAAAACAATTTGGTCCAGCTTATTCTCGATGCGGATCATGTGATCCTCCATCTTCTGAAGTGCTGAGGATAATTCTTCACGTTGCACGTATTTCTCGGCAATACGCAGCTCGACCTGATCAATGCGTTTGTCTACATCAGAAATACGGTTATGCATACGTGAATGCAGTGCTACAACTGCGGTGAAGACGGCAATAGTGCCAGATACGGCGGCTTCAATCATGTTCCCGCAAGATACGTATTAGTTTGTCCGCATAAGCGGGATCAGTGGCGTATTTCTCGACAACAAGAAGACGAGCACACTCTTCTGTAGAGGATGCACGGTTGACACCTTTGTAGGTCTTGTAGTCTCTGTACCACTTGTTAACAAGATCTTGGACGCACTCAAAGAGTGATGGGTAATCTTTGAACCAAGCGTCTGTTTTGATCTCCATACCACCGACAAATTCAGTGGTACGTTTCAGTGTGCCTTGACCTTCGGTTCCTTTGATGCCGAAGTAGTTGTTCTTACCAGAAGTGTGTTTGCCGTAGCCGCTCTCTAATACCCACTGGGCAGCCACAACGGACGGATGCTTGCTGCCTGCAGCAGTTGCAGCGGCTTTGACACCGGCCCAGGTGTTGTCATAGGTAACGAGTGGGCGTGTCTGCTGCACCGGCCTGAAGGTCATGAACCAACCAGTCCCCGGACCTTCAACTTCCCAACGCTTTAGCCAGTTACGCCAGGTGTATTTGACACTCTTACCACCAGAGCCAACCTTGACGTAGCCACCGTTGACGTTATCCATCTCACCGTATGGATCGTGGAAGATACCGTGTTCTCCATCATCACCAATCAGGAGCATCCAGTGGCCACCACCAACAGGTTTGGAGGCATGACCTTTGTGAAGGATGCCAACAGCAACGGGATAGCCCGCTTTTAGTTCGGTGAGGAGTGTCTGTCTAGTTCCTTTCTGGTAGAAGGAAGCAAAAACACCGTACTGCTGACAGGCCTTGATTTGACTGGTGGATTGGGTTGTATCACCGTATTTGAGAACTGTTCTCAAGTAATCATCATCTGCATTACTACCCTTCAGAGCATCAGGACGGAGATACTTGATGGCCATAGCGCACGTCGAGCTAAAGCACATCCGATCTCCGTGACCTGTTGCACTGTCGGTTTGGGGGTAGTACTGCTTCACGTCGAGCAGTACCATGATGTTTACTTGAACGTATCTTTAACACGTTGAATCTTGTCATCCTCAGTGCGGTGAGGCTTGATTGCCTCTACACCACGCAGGAGGATCTGGACAATGCTGTTCTCTTTGAGCTTAGAAGCACCGATGATCTCAGAGCCAATAAACAGCGTAAAGAAAGCAAGTGCCTCATAGGACACTTTGATACCAAGAATAGTGATCATTGTTCTTAGAAGGTAAGTGTATCGTTACCAGAACCACCGAAGATCGTGTCTCCAGTAATTACAGTGCCACTGGTAACACGGTCCATAACAATGGTGTCATCAGCAGTAGGTGTGGATTCTTCCCAGTTATTGAACTCAGAACCAGTGACATAAGCAGCAAGCTCGTCAGTGGTCTCTGTAGCGGCCAGGAAGGCTTCCTTTTCGTTACTTAGGTAGCGAATGTAGGAACGACGGTCAATCACACTCTGAGGGGCTTGTAGGCCTGTCTCAGAAGCACGGGTGATATACCAGTCCGTCTGGGAAAGAAGGGAGCCAGCAGTTGCTTTGACTTGAGCGGTCCACTGTTCGACAAGTTGAGCGTGGTCCTTTGGATTACCGACACCCCAGTAGAACCGTTGGTCGTACCAAGGCTCATCTTCGGTCTCGGTAATTCCAAGCGCTGCCCGCTCCTCAGGACTGGATAATCTCAGCCAGTTTGCTGGGTACTGAGTTCCATCTTCAGTTGTAAAACCCCTATCCAACGACAGGGGCTGATTGTTAAGGATAAACATGATTAGTCTTGTTCACTACGAGGGCGGGGTTAGCGTGCGCGGGCGTATTGGAAGGGCGATTCGGCGAAGGCGGCGTAAACGTGCGTATTGGAGCCGTTTAAGAAGTTATCGAGTCCTCGATGCTTGAAGCCATTAGAAAGAATGTCGAGGGCAAGGTTTGCTCGTGTCCCTTCTGCCGCGCTTGAGTTGGGGCGAAGGAAATCGTCAACGACGTTGTAAGTCTCGCGTGCCGTGTCCACGATCACCCAGTCGGTAGTTGCACCGGCGTTCTTTACCATGATCCACCTCGGCCTAAATCCGGTGTAGACAAACGGTCCATCCGCGCTGCTATTGCCGGTGTAGCTGCCGAAACTAGAGTACCCGGCTACTGGGGCGAAGCAGTAGAAAACAACATCTTGAGTGCCGGCTACAATCCACGCTGTACTTACTCCAGTGCCAGTTGCGCCTATTTGCATTGTGGAAGATGTGATTGCGCCCCACGTATTTGCATCAGTCACAACAGCATTGGTAGCGTTGAGTAATAACTTTTGATTAGCGGAGAAGGAAGAGTGCCAAACGTACCAAGGGATAAGGCCACTGCTTCTATTTTTTGCAATAATCAAACCCGGTGCCACACCTAAACCGTGTCCAATCGTCGGTCCAGAAGCGCTTGCGTTGATTGATGCGGTAACCACACTAAACCCCGCACTTGCATTAGCCCTCACCTGACTAGAGATGGAGCCAGCGGTATTCGTGACGGTGGAGCTGCCGGCGTCCCAGGCCCAGGCGACGTAAGTCTGACCGTTTGTGTTAGTGGAACCATAAACGGTGTTTTCACCGTTCAAACTAAACCCATCACTATTAAAGGCCGACAATCCTCCGGCTTCAGTCCCTTCTGCGACAGTTGAATTGCTGACCAAACTCTTTGTGTAGCCGCGCACCGTGTCATACAAAGCGTGACTATACGCAATGCTTCTTGCCTTGAACCATAAAAAGTCGGGGCTAAACCCCAACCCCGAAATAGTCTGCGTACTCCCATTCCCCGTGTAGAGCTTCACATCGAACAAGTCACTAGGCTTCGTGACTACTGGGGCGGGCAGGTTTGCCGTGCAGAGCGCCTTGAAGCCGCTGGGGGCGGTGTAGGCGAAGGGGCGTTGGCCGAAGTTCAGGCTGCTTGCCGTTGCACTTACGTTTGTTCCGGTAGCTGGCAGCCACGTACCAGTCAAACCAGAAGCGTAATTGTTTTGAAGTGTGTTGTTTTTGTAGAACTTAAGCGTGCCGTTGTCTAAATCAAGCGCAACGCCTATCACATCACCGGCCGTGTAATTGTTAAGCCCGGAGCCGTTTGAAGTAATGCTGCCCGTGATTAATAGGGCGCCAGTTCCGCTGTTTTGCGCGTAGCCGCAAGCGGTGCCGTCAGCTCCAACGTAGTTGCCAACTGAGTAACCAGAGCCGCTCCGTACCGCGCCGATTACTGTGTTGCCGGTGCCGCCAACAAATTCCCAGTACCATTTGCCTGAGCTGACGCCAATCGTGCCTGTTACTAGGCCAGCGCCAGACTGCGATATGTCTAGGTTGCCATTTGCAAGGCTGACGTTTGCTCCTTTTTCCAGCGGATTCAACGTGCAGTAATTCCCCCTTACCTGCCCCCCACTTCCCGTGTCAACCTCGCTGCCGTTGGTGGGTACATCGACGAGGCTGTCGTTGCCTGCACCAGCGGTGACCGACAGGTTGTTGACAGTCCACGTGTTCCCTTGCCCAGAAGAGTCCGTCCCTAATGCGGCGGCAGAGGCATTATTTGAGAAATCAAGGTGGAATCCATTTGTACCGTAGGATCCACCGCTATACGCCTTAGGCATCCACACGCCGGTGGTGGCGGAGAACTCACCGAAGCTGGTGGGTGTTAGCGCTTGGCCGTCGATGAAGTGTATGTCGGCGAGGTATGAACTAAGTCCATACGTCTGATCCGAGATTCTCTGGCTTACCGTGTTATTAATTCTTGATTCAGTGTTAAGGCTTGGGTAGGTCGTGTAGCCACTGCGATTAAGGGTTAGCAGATTGCCGTTATGCCACCACTTGACCCGATTCGACGCTGTTGATTGAGTGGTGTCAAACGAAATAACAAAATGCTGCCATGCAGATGGGTCTCTGAAAACTGCATCAGAGCTTAATAACCAATCAAAACTGCTTCCGTTGTAGCCATAGAAAGCGATCGTTGACGCATTATTGTCCATCTGGAGGATGTCGTAGTTGCTACCGCTTCCGGACGGGTCATTTGCAGACAAGAAGTATTGATAGCCAGTAACTTTTGCTAACTTAAACCAAAACGAATAAGTCCACGTCTTGCGGTTGCCGGCTGATGCGGGGGTTCTGGACAAGTAGGCACTGTCACTACTGTTGAATCTCAGCGAACGTGAGATGGCGTACCCACCACCGCCTTCCTGCCCCAACAAGAGGCTGTTATTCAATGCGCTCATTTCACGTCACCGATAAAGCGGACCGCAATGCGAGTCGTTGACTCAACGTGATAGGCCAGTAGATCCACAGCGTTGGCCGTTGTGGTGAGCGTCGGTGCTGTGCCACCAGGGAACTTGAAGACACTGTTGTAGGCCAGTGTCCTAGAGCCGGTGCCGTCCTGGACCACACGGATCACACCGCTCTGACCAGCGACAACATTCGTCGGGGCACCAAGCGTGCGGTTGCCACCGAGCGTGACCTGGAACTGGTTGCCCAGGCTCAGGTCCGTGGCAATCGTTGCGGCATCGGTCAGCGTGACGTAGGCGCCGCGTTGAGCAGCAGTGAAGGTCTGTGCAACGTCGGTCTTGGCCGTGTCGGCGTCATAGCTCTGCACCGTTGTGCCGATGGCAGACGTTGGTACATAGCTACTCATACCAGCTTGGGTCTGGTAAGTGCTAGCAGCGTTAGCCGTAGTCAGGTAACCACTGATGGAAGCACCTGCAGGGATCGTGACCGTGCCAGTGAACGTCGGACTAGCTAGCGGTGCATATGTCGTACCAGCAGCAGTGGTCGTCAGGTACGACGACATCCCCGACTGGGTTTGATACGTTGATGCAGCGTTGCTTTGAGTAAGATAAGTACTGGCAGCGTTACTCTGGGTCAGGTAAGTTGATGCAGCAGTGGATGCATCCAACTTGGCGCTATCAAGAGCAAGGATGTCAGTCTCAGCCTGACTGAGATCAGTCTGTAGCGTCGTGATCGCATCGCCATACCGATTCTCTGGATCATTCGGGAAATACTGAATCCAGTTCCAAGTAGAACCTGCAGTGGTGTAGACAATACGAACACTGAGACCAGAATCACCAACAAATCCTGCAGGCTTACCACTCAGAGGACTGAAGCTTTCAATACCAGTCGAGTTGACAACCTCAACAGCATCGTTATTAGCAGGACTCGCAGGAATCGCAGCAACGTTAGCTACGGTGTCGTAGAGGATGGCATTAGCCACAGCAGAGGCTGCAGCGTTAGCCGTACTGATGGCTGTGTTAGCTGTGGAGAGTGCGGTGGATGCGTTGCTAGCTGCGGTGTTAGCAGTGGTGACAGCAGTTGAAGCGTTGGAGGATGCAGTGTTTGCTGTGGTGACAGCAGAGCTTGCGTTGGTGGACGCTGTATTGGCTGTGGAGACAGCAGCAGTTGCATTGGTACTTGCTGTGTTGGCAGTGCTCAGAGCGGTGTTAGCGGTACTGAGAGCAGTAGCAGCATTGGTAGCAGCAGTATTAGCAGTGCTAAGTGCTGTTGATGCGTTAGTGCTAGCCGTATTGGCAGTAGACACAGCAGCACTAGCGTTGGTGCTAGCCGTGTTAGCTGTGGTTACAGCAGCAGAGGCGTTGGTAGACGCAGTGGTAGCGGTTGCACTAGCTGCATTGGCGGTGCTCAGAGCTGTGTTAGCCGTTGTCGTAGCACTGTTTGCCGTGGAGATAGCAGACGTAGCATCCCTATTCGACTCTTGCGTCACATACAGGTTCTGAGTGAAGTTATCATTCAGATCCTGAGAGCGAATAGCAGAACCCGGATAGAACTGAGCAGCAAGAGCTGCGTCATCAGTGACACGATAAATCCGTATAGCAACACCATTAGCAGGTGCAGTGTTGAATTGGATCGTGGTAGCGTTGGCTAAGGTGTATGCAGTTGTAATCGTACCGTTCAAGGAAACCTTGATGTCGGTAGTCTCTAGGTATGGGAAAGTAAAAGAAAAGAGGACGGTGGTTCCGTCCCCTGTGTATGTATTCTGAGTGACAGCCATTAACTTTAACTACCTTGTCTGTGGAAGTTGATAACCTTTTGAATATCCTGCCCAGTGCGTAGCTGCATCTCACGTGAGCCTTTAGCAAAGCCTGGGGCACGCATCTGTGGATTCTCGTTAAGTAGCTTAGATTCAGCAAATTGCTTGGCTTGAAGGAAGATCCGGTCAATCTCTCTGTGCAGATTACCTTTACCAAAATCAAGCTCTTTGCTCTCAATATTCTTCATCCGGGCATCTTTGATTGCAGCAAGCTCCTGCTGCACCCACGGCTTCTTCGTAAGCTCTTCTAGTTGACTCTCGATGTTGCCATAGATACCCATGTAACCAGCAAGTTTGCTGCGTTGCTCATGTGTATATTTCTCGGGGCTACCGTGGTATTTGGTGAGCGACGGGACAGCATTGTAACCAGCATCAATCAGAAGCTGACGCCCTGGTGTCATCTTGTCTGTGTTGACCTTGATCGGTGTCGAGGCATTGAGAAGACGGACAAGAAGGTTATGGTTGTTAAGGATAGAACCATCCATGATGTCCCGTGAATACGGCAGCTTCCCATTAGGATCAAAGATATCCAGTAGAGAGTTGCGATTACGCATGAGTTGGCCTATGTCGTCCTCGACTTCACGCAATGCAGGATCGTAGATGCGGCTTACTTGACCGCGAGCACCAGCAAAGGGGATGATCGAATTACCAGTGTTAGCAATCCAGCGATTAAGAGCGGCTTTGTTTCCACTGGTAAGATCAAAGAAGGAAGCTAGACCTTGTGTCCAGGATTTATTTGTAATGTTCAGGCCAACAGAGTAGAGGATCTTTCCATGGATGTTCTCAAGAATGCCCTCATTAGGATTAGCCCAGAATAGGTTTGCAGTGTCAGCAGCCATGGTCAGGACGCTGGACATTGGTCCCATCCACTGGTGGCTATACCACTGGTTCCCGATCTTGACTGAGTTCCAGTAAGCACCTCCCATGGCCTTTTCCATAGAGCGGCGCTGTTCTTTGTCAGCAGGCGGACTACCAGTCAAAGCACCTTGGAGGAGCAACTGATTAGCTCCAAATAATGCAATTGCACCAGTAGCAACACGGCCACGAGTTTCAGCGGCAGCGTCAAGCCAGTCGTTATAGCTATAGTTGGTGATGCCACGGGCAGCCATAAACTCTGCAATCTGCTCCTTAGTTGCCTGAGTAGGACGTACCGCCATCAGGAAGTCTTTATGGAGAACACCTAACGGTGAATACCTGAAGCCCATGCCAAGCATGTTGGTGGTAGTCCTAGGAAACAGGATGAATGGCTTAAGGATTGGCATAGCTGTGGTCAGACCAGTCACAGCATTGGAGACAGGGTTGTCCAGGGACATGGCGATTTCCTTAGTCTGGAAGTCGACTACTTCATCCCGGATGATGCCATCCTGGTCGAACATCTCTTTGTAGATGCGATCTGAAGTCTGCTTTAGTGAAGCTTCAGTGATATCACCACCTTGGTCAAGAAGATCGGTGTAAGCTCTTGCTCTCGCTTGAGCAGAGCCTAGGAATGCACGTGTGAAAGCATCACCACTAGACATAAGGTTGGCACTGTAGCGAACCCATTTGGAGTTGTTGAAATCACGCAGAGCCTTGGCGAGTCGGTACATGTGCATAGGACCGCTTTCACCTTTAGCAGCTCTAGCACTGGCAATGTTTTCAAGTACCATCCACCGGTCTTCATCCATAATTGCAAAGTCTGGACGATCAATGTTTCCGTACTTGACCGGATCATCCATGATCTTTTGTGTCTGAAGACGGGCGTAGCTCATTGCATTCTGAAATGAGTCACCAAAAGCTCCGTATTGAACCCACCAGCGTTGGAGTTGCTTGTGATCAAGACCAGTACCCAGAAGCTGAGTAAATGGCTTTGAGACAATCAGGGCTGCGTTACCAAACCAAGCGTTAGTAAACGTGCTGGATGCAGAAAGGATTGAGTTGTAAATCGTGCTCCAAAGACCCTGCTGCACAAAGTTAGGCATGCTGGGGTCATTGTCGATGAAGCCTTTAGTGATCAGACCAGCAGGGTTGAGATGTTTATTGAACCAACCGTTAAGGGCAGAGATCGTACGGACATCACCATTGGTAAGGTCGTATGCCTCCATCAATGGCTTGAGATACTCAGGATTTTCCCTTGAGATGGTTCTAAGGTTATCGACAAATTCCTTGTTCTGAGCTGCTTTCTTGGCGAACTTGTCGGTAATGTCAGCGTGAGCTTCTTTAGCAATACGCCCTAGGTCAGCAACATTCTTAGCTTTAGCCCAAAAGCCTTTATTGCGAAGAGCCATACCAGAGGCGTAGGAGTTAACCCATGTCTCATTCAGCAAGAATTCAACCTTGTCAAGAATACGTTGCTGAACCTCACTAGTATCGATCTCATTACCAAAGATCTTGACACCGTGAGCAAGGTCAGTAACTTCACCAGCAACGCTGTTGATGGTCAGAGCTGCTGCTTTGGCATTCTCAGCACTCATGTAGTCGTCCATCAAACGACGAACGGCAAGCATCGAAGTAGTATAGGCTCGGTCGGTAATCTGCTCGATACCCTTACCATCGACTTTAAAGTTATTGTTGATGAACTTCTCATCGATAAAGACATCACTGATATCGTCAAGCTTGTTATTGGGGTCAATAATCTGCTTGTACATGGAAAGCATTCCCTCGTCCATCGTGCGAGGGTCAATTTCCTTACCAAGCTGAGTGACGGCTTTGAACTTACCTGACTCACGGATTCCCTTAGCAACCATCTCGATAACAGGACGCTTACCTTGAGATGCAGCATCGAGACCTTCACGAAGAGCCGGCTCTGAAACGATGTTTTCGATAACACCATTTACAGTGTCAGTGTTGGTGTGGATACGGCCAGCATCCACCATGCCCCGACGAACAGCATTAGGGCGTATACCAGAAATACCTGTCTCATGCTTGTTGAAGAGATCAGGGTTCATACGTGGTGTCGGGTTTTGTGGGTCTGGGTTACGTTGGAACTCATCCATCACAGAAGCTGCCTCATGAGCTTCACGAGCTTCTACGTTCCGTCCTACGTAATCAACAGCAGGGTTGCCGGTAAGGGGCTTGACCTGTTCAGCTTCCCTAGCGATTGATGCCTTAGCAGTGTCGTCCAATGGAACGATCTTGGTTCCAGGTAGTAAGCCTTTGACCATTGGCTTCGCAGCCTTAGCTAAATAACCAACACCATCAAGGATTCCACCTAGACCAAATCCTTCTAGAATGTTCTTCTTACGCTTAACATCTGGTGAGTCAGTATCAAGCGTAGCTATGTTGTCAGGAATCCAACCAAAGACTGACGGAAACTCTTCCTTTAGAGTACCCGTAAGGTTTCGGTCATCAGATTCGCGAGATACCGCATCAACAGCAACACCGATACCCGCACTAGCAGCTATGTCAAGGCCAGCTTTGGTAGGAGCATTTAGCTTTGTCAGTTGGCTGATACCAGGCCAGTTTTTAGCAAATCCGTTGACACCACGTTTTAGTGTCAATAGACCTACGAGGTTAGGTCCAACAACACTTACAATGCTACGTAGAGCCTTACCGTATTCAGTTCGATTCTGCGGTTCGATTCGATCATCAAGGTCAAGCCATTTAGCTCCAGTCCGATTTCCAATATCTTCTGCAAAATCAATGAAGCCACCGACAAGGGCTGTAGGAACTTCAAAAGCATTGGAGATGTTGTTCTTAATATTCTCCCCAATATTTAAAGCTGATGACTCAGACTCCATTGCCTGAGCTTTGGCGTCTTGCTGCTGTTGATCAGCTTCTTGCTGTTTATTCTGCTGATCAACGTTCTGCTGTGCTTTATTGAGTTCACCGAGTTGAGCCTGATCTGCCTTTAGTTCCTCTTCAGCCAACTGAAGCGCGTATTCGTCTTTAGGGATATCGGAAAGGTAATCAGGCTTATTGGCGAAATTAAGAGGATCGTAAGGCATAATTAGCTATCGATGTAAAAGCGAGGAGCAATTGCAGTGGGATCTGCCTTGCCTTTAGTTGTTTCATTGCGACCGCGTGCAGTCGTCAACATTTCAAGGTGTACATGAGGGCCAGTGGACCGTCCAGCTCCAGGCGTACCAGGAGCACCACCAGTAAGGGCAAATACCTTCTTGGCAGGGATTACATCACCGGGCTTGACTTTGACCTTTGACAGGTGTGCTACACGAGCACGAGCACCATCAGGGAATTCGATCTCGACCATACCGCCGTAACCGCCGTGGTTGGGGTCACGTTCAGAGATGACATCAACAACACGTGCAGGTTGCTTCAGGCTCATACGAGAACCTTGAACCACTGCATAGTCATTGCCTTCGTGGGGTTTACGTCGGAAAGATTCTTGTGAACCAAAACCACTTGTCTTCTGCATCTGAGACAGAAGCTGCTTGCCGATGGCATTGCTGAGTTTTGTATTGGCTACACCTGGGGCATGCCACTGATTACCCGTTGGGTTGACATACGGAACATCAGGATTGATTCCGTTCTCTCGCATAACACGAATCAGTTTGTTCGGGTATGCGGCTTCTCCTCCAGCGTAACCAGCAGCAGCTACAGCAATTGCAGCTTCTCGTGGTGTTTTAGCTTTAAGGACTGCGGCGTAACGTGAATTCTTGGTGATGTTATCGACGTAAGCTTGAACGGATTCAGTGTGGCTGTTGTAGGCGCGCCAGCCATTACTCTTTGGATCGTAAGAGCGGAACCCAAATAGGTTGTTCTGACCTGTAGCTAGTTGAGACTTTCCATATCCAGTCTCCAGAGCCCACTGTGCGGCTGCTAGAGCTGGGTGTGGGTGACCCATGGTAACAACCATGCTCATCACGTCATTGAAGCCCTCAGGGCCTTGCCTGACGTATTTAGGGGCTGAACCGCTGACCATGGAGACACGGTTAACAGTCTCACGTGTGGGCATGTATTGGAGCTGACGCATGATCTCACGCATACGCGGAGACATAGGTGATCCAGCATCACCACCACCTGCATCAACAACAGTGATTGGCTTCAGCTTGTTTGTAGCAGTACGGTTATAGAGATTAATCTGTTCGTTGAGAACAGCAAGTGGGCTGATCTTACCAGCGTAAAGCCGGGAGATCTCATCAGCAATCGGTGGAATGACAAGACGCTTGTTCAGGAAGAAGCTATCTGCAGTCTGCTTTAGAATCGGTGCCGGGATGAGTTGGAACGTAGAAATAGCAGCATTACCACCACCTTCTACCTTTGACTTGAGGTATGCACGTCGTCGAGCAGCTTCTGCTGTACCTGCAATGCTGGGAGTGATGTTGAAGCTTGCAAAACCTTCACCACCAGGCTTATCTTGGTTGTATTGATAACGACCCTTAGGGTCATCAACAATAGTCTCTACAGCCTTAAGGGCATTTTGGACAGCTTCTTGAGGAGATTGGCCTCCAGAAAGATTCTCAGAGATAAGACGTTGAAGCTCTCGCTGAGCAGCAGCAACAGCAAGGCCGATGGAGGGGTCTTTAGGATTACCCTTAGCAGCAGACCATTGTGCTCGTGCCTCAATCTTCTCTTTGATGTAATTCATCGCGGTGTCACCACCACCACTCTTCATCGCGTCATCAGCCTTTTGAACATAGCCGCGATATGAATCCTGAATCTCTTTTGGAAGACCAATAAGATCCTGAGGTGGAATGGGGATGCCTTGACGGATTAGCTCATCAAGGTTCTTGCGAGTCGCTGCTTCATCAATAGCTTCCACAGTATATTTAGAAGCCCAGTTCTGAAGATCACTGTTGGGACCGTACTTAGCAGTATGAGCCTTGATAACAGCCTCTGCATCTGCTTCAGACGGTGGGTTCTTATCCCAGTCAGCAATGATCTCCCGAGCAAGCTTATCACCTTCCATTTGGAAGCGAGCCTCTTGATTCTTATCACGAGCAAATGCATCGTTATTGATTTCCTCAAGAACGTCATTAAAGTCATCACCACGAACCTGGCCCCACGTCTTACCTTTTACAATTGGGTGAGGACTATCGCGAATCGCTTCAACAGCAGCTACGTCACCAAGATCACGTAGGCGCTCCATTGCCTTTTGGAAACCACCTGCATACCCAAGACGTACGCCATCACTATCCTTCACACCTTTCATGGACTCAAGGTAATTAGTCCATGCTTGAGTAGGATTACTTTGTACCTCTGTCTCAAACAATACGTTTGCTTCATCAGCACGTTGTTTGTTTTGAGCTGCAGAAAAAGCACGGGCTTCTTGATTGAGGAAGTTAAGTTCGGTCTTCCTCATCTCCAACAAAGCCGGAGCCAAGAAGGACGCCTTCATTCCATATAAACCCTTCTCCTTCAGAAAGATCGGCAACAATGCACGCATCACTGCTTCACGTTGTGCAGACCCGCTATGGTTCATTGGAGTAATCTCCATTGGGCCATTAGGAGTCATAACCGTTATACGGTTCTGATCATCGCTGGAGAATCGTTCTTCAAGAAAGGAGAAGTAATCAGCAGGAGCCATTGCCGCCGCTGCTTTTGCACTGACAACAGGGCTAGTACGAGACTGTTGACGAACGGACTGAACCAGTTCTTCTGGCATTCCGTTGTCTTCAAGCTTGTCAGCTAGACCTTGGATCTGCTGACCGCCAGCACGAAGTTGTTGGTACGCATCCTCAACTGCAGCAGCTTCTTGGGGATTTGCCCCAAGCATGCTGTTGACGATTTCTTGGTTGTACTGATCTTCTTCTCGTTGTTTTTGATATTCAACAAGAGATTTGCTGATGGTATCTGAGAACTTGGAGAGCAATGCAAGGTTGGTAAGATCCTTGTCGTAGTTCTGCTGAGCCCGTTGTGCATCAGTAACAAGACGCTCTTGATTACGAAGAACAGCATCTTGGAAAGACTTACGTGAAGACCGTGCAAACTCATAATTTGCTTGACGATTATCACGCTCTAGTGCCTGAGCACGTTGTGTTGCTTGGAGGAATGCATCACGATTACCAATTTCAGTACGCTGGTTATCCCTCATCTGCCGTAGCATTGAGTCGCCTTGTTGACCAATAGCATCAACTCGGCCCATACTGAACTGTACCGGATTAAATCCTCGATCACGGGCGTACCCTTGATACTTGATTTGATCCATTTCTTAATTACTTAGGTAAATTTACCGCCAAACATTGTGTAGGCACTCAAGCCAGCATTAATAACATTTCCTGCAATCGAAACCGTACTTGCACCTTGGACAGTGTTGGTCCCTTTGATTGGACGTGGACCACGCCGTGGACGTAGAGGATCCAACAGGTTTGGACGCGGCATAGCAAGAGGAGCCATCGGTGCAGGTGCTTTGAGAGGCTGCAACATGCGACGTGAATCAGCGTTGAGATCAGCTTGGTATCGCTCCTGCTCGATCTGGCGCATTGCCATAGCAGAGTCTCTGCTTGCACTAAGAACGCTTTCCTCAAGGATTGCTTGGTTTCTGCCGTAGCCAGCAATCACTGAGGCAATTTGTTTTGATGCTGAACGACCAGATACACCACGTGCAATGGACTGACCTTCTTCTTGTAGCATCTTCACAAGCATATCTTGCTGCTCAAATGCCATACCCTTCATGATCTCGTTATAACGATTCTCTTCGCTTTGACGTGCTAGTGCTGCAGCTTGAGCATTTGCACCACGCTGGAGACCGTAGATACGTTCAGACTCTTTGTATTGGCGAAGTTGATTCTTATAGTCGAAATCGCGGATCTGAAGATCGTACTGGTAATTACGACGAGCAGTCTCTTCAAGATATTGGAGATTTGACTCATTATTCTCTCGCTGATTCTGAACATCCTTTAGTCGATAGTTATAGTCCCTCTTGGTTTGTCTCCAAGTGAACCGATCTAACTTCTTATCGTACTTGTATTGCTTATTAATTCGCTCTTGCTCAAGACGCCGTGCTTCATTCTGAGAGCTAGCACCAGTGATTCCACTGATGATACCCATACCAACACTAGCGCCAAGGGTAAGTAAGTCAGCCATTACGCCCTCCTATAGAATCGTGGTGAATAAGATCCTTCCCACATCATCGAAGTAAGAGAGATCGGGAATGGTGAATCACTAAAGACCTTTAGGTCAAAGTTAGAGTTACGTTGATGAATAGGTAATGTGTACACGGTCTGTTCATTCAGAGGAACGTCATCAGCCAAGTAATAGTCAGCATCTTGGATCGACTGAACGTCATACCATTCCGATTGACCCTTTGCTTTCAGCTTGAAGCCAACATTACTGGAAAGGCCAACCGAGAACTTAACCCGAGCAACAGTCAGATTTGCAGTGTAGTCAGATCTGTTCTCCCCAATCTGGTAGTAGATCGTTGGGAGTTGGATGTCGAAGTCATACTTGAATCCAAGGTAGACCTTACTTGCTTGTGCTGAGTAGTCGTCACCAACAAACTCAAAGTAAGGACCAGTACCATCGCTGCCACGAGTAGGAGTCACAGTGAAGCCTGACTCACCAGTGTTGGTTGGGTCAGCAATGATGACTGCAGGGCTCAACCCAGTAATGTCTTTATACCGCAGATAGCAACGATTAACCTTCGTAGTAGCGTTGTAGGAGACGCTAGAAGGCGTTGCATACTGGTCTAGGCATAGTTGCACCACCTGACCGCTATCGGCTCTCAGAATGGCATCGTCGGGGGTCTGAGTGAGGTTCGCTTTGCAGAGGGTATACTGACCAGACTGATACGTGACAATGTACGTGTCATCACTATCGACAGTAAAGAACTGGACATTGCCTTGCATCTTCCAGTTGAACCATGTCTGCATAGCCGTTTCTTCACCAACGGTGTAAGTCCTGAAGAAGTACACGTATTGTGAAGACGGGCCATACATCGCAAAGAATGAGTTCTGAGGTGATGCAATGAGATCAGCGACAGAATCAGGAACCCATTCAGAAACCACTCGGCCAATGTCCAACACATCAGGATTTTCTTGCTGACCACGAGTAGCCATTGCGTAGATACGTGTATAACCTGGAGACTTACTCAGGAATACCATGTTCGTACCAACGTCTACTGGTGGGATCAGCTCCTCATTCTCGTAGTTGGAGATGGTCCTGATTACTGAAGTCTTAGGGGTAAGGATACCGTCATCTGAATACATCAAGAACTGCTGACTTTTGCTGAACATCACCAGACCCTGAGCAGCAGGTAGCACTGAGTGAAGAACAGCAGGTCTCAAGCTAGAGCAACTGATGTCAATAGGATCGTTGTCAGCTTGGGTTAGTGCAGAGACATGGTAGAAGTTATAAAACTCACCACTTTGACTCATTGACACATTGTCACCAGTCAAGAAGCCAAGGCGGTTATTGTGGAAGAAGACCTGTTGGATCTTTTTGCCAACAAAGCTTGGATGCTCGTTAGTTTCATCATCACCGACAAGACGTTCTTCCCAGGTGATGGGCCTGAACTCAAAGGTGTTGAGTGCTGTGTTCACCAGCTCATGCGGCATGGTGGATGCAGTCAAACCCTTGGATATGTTCGGTGCAACGGTTTCCTGCCAACTACCTTTACCAGAGACACCGTTCTCTGCGATGAAGGTTGCGTAGTAGGAGTCCTCTTTAGCAACAGTATTGTTGATCTTGATCACTCGACCCTGAACGCTTTCGGCAGGCAGTTCAGAGAAGTTATTGGCTTCATCTTGAAATGCTCTCAGCTCTTCACCGCTGATACCACCACGAGCTTCAATGGTGAATGCAGACGACCCAGAGAGTTCAATACTGCCTTTGCATTTAGTCTTCGTAACACCAGCAGGAAGTGAGATGTTCGTAAAGATCTGGTCCAGAATATCAGTTGCATTCAAGACCTTGTTCGTCGTTGTATTGGTGTTAGCAGGGTCTTCTGTGTTCTTTGTGGTGAAGCTATAAGCTGCAGCAGAACCTACCTTGACGTAATACTCAGCACCGTACTCCGCACTGTAAAGACGGATGGTTGCCTTTGACTTTGCAGTGAAGCTTGGTGCTGCTTGGGTTGTAACAGTGACTTGGTTATTAGCGACAATCGTTGTATCTTGAACAGTTAGTACCTGAAGACTATTCTTGGCATTTGAGCTACCGTAGGTCAGATAGCTGCTTCCAGTATTGGCTACAGTGACAGTCGCTGCTGGGTTGTTGACATTCCAGATCTTGATGCTGGTTCCATAAATCACACCAATGTACTTCTCGGTATCATCTCGATTGATGTAGAACCACTTCCCGTTCTGGAATTCATTCGTGGTAGACGAAAGGTTGCCTAACCACTTGGTGCCAGGCCGCTTTGACAACCCATAGGTAGGATCTGCGTAAGCATTGATTGCTTCTACAACCTGCCCCGGAAGCTTCTTGTCGTCTGGCTGCTTGGATACACCACCAAGAAAGTTAGGTATTAGTTGAGTTACACTTGCCATCAGCGATACAATGCCTTATAGGGTTCATAGCTGTTGTAGTAGTTGGCTCCACGAGGATGACCAAAGAAGGTGTAGTCTCCTTGGTTACATTCATACTCAAGAGCCATTGCACGGGTATACGCTTCTTTCTGTTGCAGCATCTGGTATTGAGTACTGTCACCAACAATCCGTGAGGATGTGATGCTCGCTGCTCGTGCAACGATGTAGTCTTTGATGGGTGTCGGAAGATCGACCCAATCAAACAACCACACCACATCACACAGCACCTGCTCAGTGAATGTGTACGAGTGAGCAGTGCGGTCATACAGCTTCCCACTACGACGTACAACATCTCGATCCCTGTAGCTAGGAGTTAGATCGAGTTGAAGCACGTTGTTGGGAATAAGAATCTGGTTGTTGTTGTCGGGAGTGAACGGGTATTCATACTCCCGGTTAAAGGTCCATCCTTCTGCCTGAACCTCCCGTGACACCTGTTGAAGGGTGTCGTACGCAATCGCAACGTCCGGGTTGGTTTGATCAAGGGTGGTTACAGGCGCCTGACCAACTGACGCCAGAATTTCATTAACAGCTTGAAGCTCAGTCTGAGCGTTAGTGGTAGGGAACGGCATAACAGAAGTGTTGTATGCGATGGATAAAAAAGAGGGGACCACAAAGGATCCCCCAATAAGTCAGACGTTAGCGATGTTGCACTCAACGCCAGGATAAGCAGTACGCAAACCCTTGGTGGTCGAAGCCACAGCAGAGTCAGCGACAGCAGAACCATAACCAAAACGTGTCTTGGCTACAGAAATACGAACGGCATCAGTGGTGCAAGCACCGTTGTTGCCAGCAGCTACAGAAGCAGCCATGATATGTTACCTCAGTTGGTATAGTTTACAGTGTCAACGCGGAACGTTGCACTAGTCGTACCAGCAACGCTCAACACGTCACCAACACGATAACCATCACCACCAACTGCAACGGTCTGTCCAGTGACAGCACCATCAGTCACAGTAGTGGTAATAGTGCAGCCACTACCATTTCCATTATCGGCAGTAGTAGCTTTAGTACCAGCAACTTGG